ATAAGCAACACAAACTCAGGTATGGAATGGGAGGCGGTAGCACCTGATAAGTTTTTAGAGCTTTCAGAAGAGCTTAAATGGCGTAATCAGAAGAGGTTCAAAGGAGATAAGAATGACTAAAGATGAAATTCAGACAGCAATATTGAACATTTGTAAAGTGCCAATGCACAGTGGTGACTTTAATATTGTTGCATTCGATTCACTTTGCAACAAACTTATAGAGCTTGGTGCAGAAAAAGAACGTGAGGAGTGCGCAAAGGTGTGTGATGCTTACGACAACGGTAGATATTCAAATGCCGCAGATTTGTGTGCTGAGTCTATTCGTGCAAGGGGACAAGAATGATTAAGACAAAATGGAATGCAGAAGCTGTAAAGGCATATGAGACTGGGCAAGGCGTTGAGTTAGTAAATGAACCCTATCCACATTATGTACCTTCGACTACAGAAACAAAAGATGAGCCTGTGGGATGGATAGACAGTAAAGGAAACATGATTTGCACAAAAATAAATGAATCTTGTAAACCTCTCTACACAACACCACAACAAAAGCAAGAGCAGGATGAGCCTTGGTTACTTAATACCGCACAAAATTTGGCTAAATTTATGGCTAGGAATTTTTATCCTGAAGTAACGCATTGGAAAGTATCGGATAACCTTGTTAGTGTTATTTTGCAAATTGACAACATGGTTACTGGGTTGATTCGTAAGTCAAAGCAAGAGCAAGGTGAACCTGTGGCGTGGTTTAGAAAAGAAAACGGAGAAAATATTTATTACGCAACAAAAGCGTGGGATGACTGTTTGCCTCTCTACACCACACCACAAACTAAAAAATGGGTAGAGTTGACTAATAATGAGCTTGTTGATTTAACAATAAAAAACGCAGGTTTTCCAATTTTGTTAGCACAAGAAATAGCAGATAAATTAAAGGATAAGAACACATGAGCATGGAAGATTACAACTTTACCAAAGCCCGTGAAGCATGGAGCAAAACACGTCCTTGGTACACCATTGATGAGTTAAATGCGTGGGCTGACAAATACCAAAATGAGCAGTGGCATAAAGCCGCAATCAGACTTGGAGAAGAGTTGTCATCTGTTGGGCCTGTTGGTTATTACGAAATGGATGCAAAAGAATGGTTTGATTGGGCGATAAATCAATTAAAGGAGAAGAACACATGACTGAAGTTGAATTTTTAAGAAAAGAGTTAGACCGTCAATTAAAAGCGGTTGATGATTTAAACAAAATGCTAAAAGATTTGAGCCAAATAACTTTTGAATCAAAAATGGATAAGTGGTTAAAAGCTAGTAAAGCTAAAGAATGGGTAAGTTTGACTGAGGAAGATTTAAAACCTATATGTGATGAGTGGAGAATTATTTATGGCGGGTGGGTGGATAACTTTGCAAAAGAAATAGAATCTAAATTAAAGGAGAAAAATTGTGAATGAAATTTTATTAGTAAGGTATGGTATATCAGAAGTTCAGACCGATGTAATCGGTGTATCTGTAGATCAGGAAGATAAATTTATCAAGTTCAGCGCAGGGGGTGCTATTAAACAAACCTTAACAGATCCATTGATGACTGATAACAACAAATCCATTGGTCAGCGCAATATTGAATGGTTGCATGAGAAGTTGGATGAGTGGATTAATAAACAATTGGAGAACACATGACACCAAAATTTACACAACTGCTCGAAAAGTGCATACTTGATGGGGTGATACTTGGTCATAAAAGGGCATACAAGCATAACACCACCCCTAGTGAATCTGATATCAACGAGTCAATTGTCAATGAGGTGCTCAACGAGTTACATGAGTGGTTCGATTTTGAAGTCAAGTCAAATAAGGAAGCGCATGATTGAAGAGGAAATGCACAAATGCACGACTTGTTCGTGCGAATTCACCGATGACGAAGGTGGTGTACAGGGTAATTTTGGAATTTTACCTATGTCATTTTGCCCAACTTGTTTATCTTGTATGTTGGATATGGCGGATCAATTGAACCCACAAGAATGGGTAGGGTTGACTTCTGGGGAAATAGAAAAAGAATGGTTTGCAATATTTGATGCCGAGCCTGGTATTGGAAAAAATATTACCAATGGTGTATTTAAATTTGCTCAAACAATAGAAGTTAAATTAAAGCAAAAAAACTATGGGTGACTTAATAGATTGGTTGCTGATATTTGCAATATTATCTTTAGCATCGACTTGGGTAGTGTTGGTATTTGCTTTTATCTTGGTAGTTTGTGGGTTTACCGAAGATTAAAATAACATTAGAAAAGAAAAAAATGAGCACAAAAGAAATTAATGCTGCGGTGGATTATTTGTATACACATGGAGCAAAGTATGCTGAAGCTAAGGCGCACCGAGTGTACATAGAAGAGTACAGAAAAAGCCAGAAAGCAATGTTAATGAAACAGGCTTTGGTTGAAGGTAGGGCTAAAACATCAGCAGCTGCGGAAGTCGAAGCATATGCAGACCCAACTTACTTACAGATCCTAGAGGCTCTAAAACAGGCTGTAGAGAACGAAGAAAAGTTTAGATGGGGGTTGATATCAGCTCAGGCAAGAATCGAGGTATGGAGGTCTACAGAGGCCAGTAACAGGGTCATGGATAGGGCGGTGTCATGAACAATAAATTGACCGCAAAAGAAAGAGAGCACATTGGACGTGTAAAAGAATTAGATTGCTCCGTATGTGGACAGTCTGGCCCGAGTGATGCTCACCACATTAAACAATCTCTACAGTACTGTGTAGTCGCACTATGTAAGAGTTGCCATCAAGGAGCAAGGATGGGATGGCATGGTGAAAAAGCAGCTTGGAAGATAGCCAAAATGGACGAGTTAGACGCATTGGAAGTAACTTTGCGCAATTTAATCCACCCAAAAACAACAAATTAACTAAAAATTAGGGTTTATCCCTACGAAATAGTTGATTAAAACCTTTACAGACTCTAATTTTCTGTTACAGTCTAGTTATTGCAACAACGCAATTAACTTAAAAAGGAATTTAAAAATGATTACAGCAACACAAGCCTCTATCCAGACAATCGCTACAGTCGAGACACTTACAAACGACATCGATGCTTTGTACGTTCTTGACCAACAAGCCAAAGTATTAGCAGAGCAAGTAAAGGCCATGAAGGACGCTATTGCCAACAAGTACGATGTAGGCACACATAAAGGCGAGTTGCACTCTGTAAGCGTTGCACTCGTAGAGGTCAAGGGCACAGTCGATTACAACGCTCTTTGTGTTGCATACGGTATCACAGAAGAGGTACTCAATACTTTCCGCAAGGAAGGTCGTGCAGACATTCGTGTATCACCAAAGAAATAAGGAGAACCACCATGTACGGATCACTAATTAACAGATTACAAGAGCGCATGGTGGTGGGTGCTCCCACCCCTACCGTAGGGATGGGGGTTACTATGCTCTCTCATACCGATAGATATCCAGGCACGATTATTAAAGTTGAGAAGTCTGGCAAAGGATTGATCGTCACAGTACAGGCAGATGATGCCAAACGTATTGACGATAATGGATTATCCGAGAGCCAAGAGTATGAGTACACGCCTAATCCTAAAGGTGTGATTTATTTTTATAAGCAGAAAGAGCCCAACACGTGTTGGACGCATGTCTATAAGAGCGCAGAAACGGGAAGATATAGGCAATCTGTGGGCGGTTTGTTTATTGGTAAGCGTGAAAAGTATTACGACTTTTCTTTTTAAAATCAAACACTAGAGAATAAACATGACAAATCAAGAAATAATGAACGAGTTTACAGATCTTACTCTTGAGAAGATCAAGCTCAAAGACCGCATCACCGAGCTCGAGATAGAGATCAGAGAGATCAAAAGCAAACAATACAAAGATCCATTGGTTATCTGGAGAGAAGGATTTGAAGATGGATCTAAGCACTACATGAACATGATTAGCGAGATGTCAGGCAAAGAATTTAAAGAATTAGCAGACGTAATATTATTTATAAGGAAACACGCATGATGCCTAAATTTATTAATTTCGTGTACGCAGTCGTATACGTTTTCGCTATTGTTGTAATGTTCATTGATGGCATGTGTTGGAGACCACACTAATTCAATGTTAGAATTTTAAACATCTAACTTTTAATTTGGGACAACCGAAATGGTAACGAAAAAAACCAAAGAACCATTATTTGATATGCCACAAGAGGTCAAGAATTGGATAGAACAGGCCAATTCTCGCCTCAAGCACATGCAGTCAGAGATAGACAGGCTGAAACAGGAAAACACTGAACTCAAGGCGTATCGTAAATTTGCAGAACACAAAATGACAAGAAGTGAAGCAGAATGAATCAAGATGACATTACAGAAGTAGAGATCAAAGAAGATCAGAGCTTGTTTAGGTGGGTTGTATGCCCTGCGCATGGGGAACATGCTGATGTGATTATTAGCTCAATAGAAGGACATGAGGGCACATGGTGTCAATTGTGTTGGCTAGAGACACTTGGCCCATCTTTGCCCTATAAAACCAAATGAACAGAATAGAATTTGGTGATAACCGCACAACCATGAAGAAGTGGATTGCGGAAGGCGTTAAAGTTCAAACTTGCGTAACGAGTCCACCTTATTATGGTTTAAGAGACTACGGCACAGGCAATTGGATTGGGGGAGGCAGTAATTGCTCTCACAAAGGAGATAGTAAATACTCAGAAAATACTATAACTGGCCACGCTAACAAAGAGTTAACGGTTGGGGATGCTATCTACAAGTCTGTATGCCTTAAATGCGGAGCCATAAGAGAAGATTTGCAACTCGGTCTAGAGGAAACGCCAGAAGAGTATGTGTCTGCGATGGTAGATGTATTTAGACACGTTAGGGATCTTTTAGAGGACGATGGGACTCTTTGGTTAAATATTGGGGATAGTTATGCATCCCAAGGTGGAAGACAAGTAGAGCAAACTGTTAGAAAGATTGATGACTATGTAAATTCAGGTCAATTGGGATCAAATGGGTCTGGGACATCTCGCAGACCTCCAGACGGCATTAAAGCTAAGGACTTGATTGGCATACCATGGATGTTGGCGTTTGCCTTGCGTGCTGACGGATGGTACCTGAGACAAGACATCATTTGGCACAAACCTAACCCTATGCCTGAATCTGTTCAGGACAGATGCACAAAATCTCACGAATATATATTTCTATTAACGAAATCACAAAAATATTATTACGATATTGATGCAATAAAAGAACAAGCAGAGCGTCCAGAAGGGCCAGGTAATAAAACACATCGTCATTCTCAAGAAGGAATTTATTTGTCTGGATCACAAAAAAATCTTGCAAAAATTGGCGCAAGTGAAACTCGAAACAAGCGAAGTGTTTGGACTATTCCTGTAAAACCATATAAAGGCGCTCATTTTGCAGTATTTCCCAGTGACCTGATAGAACCTTGCATTCTTGCAGGAGCACCAGTAGGAGGAACAGTCTTAGATCCATTTATGGGTAGCGGAACAACAGCTCAAGTAGCTCAAGACTTAGGCAGACAATACCTAGGATGCGAACTAAACCCTAAATACAAAAGCCTACAAGACAAAAGAATTGCACAAATGTCACTACAACTCGCATAAAGATACATTTTCAAATACTAGCACTTTAGTTTATACTCTCAAACTATTGTAGTTTAGATTAGTAGGAGGACAATATGCCATTAGGTAAGAAATACGGTGGGAGGGTAGCAGGAACGCCCAACAAGAGCACGAATGAGGCAAGACAGGCCATAGCTACCTTTGTTGATGGAAACGCTCATAGGCTCTCTGAGTGGCTTGATAGAGTAGCGCATGGAGATCCAGAGCACGACATAAAGCCCAACCCTGCCAAAGCGTTTGAACTGTTTCAATCAGTAGTGGAGTACCACGTACCCAAGCTAGGTCGGATGGAAGTAGCAGGAGATCCTGACGCACCTATCAGGGTAGAGGGTGAGTTCGATATCTTTGATGAGCTCCTCAAGCACTATGCGAACAGTAGACAGGCTACTGAATGAGTTCTGTAGTTGAGATACTACAGGATCCAGAGATAAGGAATAGATTTAAGAATCTAGATCCGAGGGAGCAGGTCACTTTTGAGTGGAGAGCTAAGTGGCTTAAGAAGGCGCATAAGTTTCAAATAGAACCTAGTGCTGAGTACACAATATGGACGCTACTGGGAGGAAGGGGATCAGGTAAGACTCGAACGAGTGCTGAGACTCTGGGATACTGGGCAGCGAGTGAGGCCAATACGAGATGGTTGGTCGCAGCTCCTACATCTAATGACCTGAGAAATACCTGCTTTGAAGGAGAGTCAGGATTACTATCTGTGATTCCTCCATCACTAGTAATCGATTACAACAAAAGCCTCCACCAGATTAAGTTGTGGAATGGATCGTTGATCACTGGGGTGAGCGCCTCAGAGCCAGATAGGTTTAGGGGTAATCAATACCACGGGGCTTGGCTAGATGAGTTGGCAGCTTGGGATTACATCCAAGAGTCATGGGACATGATCCAGTTTTCAGTACGTCTAATGGGTAAGCGTGGTACTAAGATAATCGTATCCACAACGCCTAAACCTAAGCCCTTGATCATGGAGTTACTAGGACGTGAGGGTGATGACGTGGTGGTGACCAGAGCCAGTACGTATGTGAATGTGGCCAATCTAGCCCCTGCGTTTCAAAAGCAAATCCTTCAGTATGAAGGGACTAAGCTAGGTAGACAAGAGATCCACGCAGAGCTTATTGATCCTGAAGAGGGATCTATCATAAACAGGGATTGGTTTAGATTGTGGCCAAACGGTAAGCCCTTTCCTAAGCTCGAGTACATCATACAGAGTTACGACTGCGCAACTTCAGACAAGGACTACAACGATCCGAGTGGATGTATAACCCTTGGCGCATTCAAGCCTATGGATGGTGGCATGTGTGTGATGGTGCTCGATTGTTGGCAAGAACATCTACAGTACCCAGATCTGCGCCCCAAAGTGATATCCGAGTTCGAAACAGTCTACGGTGAGGGCAAGGAGCGCAAGCTAGTTGACTTGATTCTGGTGGAGGACAAATCCGCAGGCATATCATTAATCCAAGACTTACAAAGGGCTCACCTACCAGTGATGCCTTACAATCCTGGCAAGGCTGATAAGGTACAAAGATTATCGATTGTTGCAAATATTATCAAAGCAGGCAGAGTATGGGTGCCAGAGTCATCAGTTCGTAAAGGTTATGTGAGAGACTGGGCAGAGGGGATGGTGAGTCAGATTTGTTCTTTCCCTGAAGGGACTGTACATGACGAGTTTGTGGACTGCATCAGTCAGGGGTTGAGGTACATGAGGGATTCAGGATGGATTAGTATTGACCCTCCACCGAGGGATGACATCGAGGAGGAAGATATCACTGACGCTGAAATCTTTAATATGCAAAAACGTGGCAATCCGTACTCAATGTAATACTAACTATCTACAATGTAATACTAAGTATTTAGTAATCGGATTACTAAGAAGAAAGTACTAAGGTGAATTATGACTGAAAAAGAAGAGACTCCAATTAACAGAACAGTCGTGAGTTGTGGAGTAAAAATAGAAACGAGTGATGACAAGTTTGAAATACTATGTCAACCCCTGAGTGATTTGTGGGAGCAACAATTACTAAAGTTACTCAAGGATTGGATACATGTCAGAAAGAAACGTGTGTCAAAGCTAGTGGACTAGTTAGATACATTTATATGATAATGATGCGATGAATAAACCCAAACCCAAGATGTCTCCTGAGCTTGAGCGATTCCTTGCGGAAAGCGCAATCAAGGAGCGTTTGTATCACGGAACGTCAAAAGATTTTAGTGAATTCAAACCTAAAAATGGCATGATATTTTTGGCGCACAAACCAGAATTTTCAAATGATTATGCTGGCTTACCTAATGAGCATAAAAAATCAACTCCAAATGTTATGCCTGTGCATGTAAACGTAAAGAACCCTTGGGACTATGAAAACCCAACGCATGTTGATGCATTACATGCAAAGTTGGCAGAGAATCCTGACATTGGGCCTGAGTTTGCCCCTTCAAAAAATAGGCTATCAAGTGGCGATTGGTCAATGATCGAAGACCCATCAGTGCAAAAAGCAATTAGAAAGTTGGGTCATGATGCCTTTTATTTAAACGAAGGCGGCTACAGAAATGTTGGCATGTTTGACCCGCGCAAAATCAAATCCGCAATAGGCAACCGTGGAACATATGATCTTAACGATCCTGACATCACCAAAGCAAAGGGTGGGTTAGTCCACATGGACAAAGGCGGAAGGCCACCTCAACAAATGAACCTTGATATGGCTCGTGAGTCCGCTGAACGCATAGGTCAACATCATGACCCCTTTACTCGTTCTTTACAGCAAGGTTACGAGCATGGTTGGTATCATGGTAGCACTGGGGACATTGAAGCGTTTGATCCAAACACTCGTGGAGAATCTACTGGAGCCGCAAGCGCCAAGAAGGGATACTTTTTTGCTCGTGACCCTAGCACACCGCCACCAGAAATGATTGAGCATAATCCTGAATCATTGGCAATGTTGCAAAAAATAGGTGCAACCATTCCGCCCAAACCGACTATGGTTGGACATGGAGCGCATACCGCAAGTAGTTATGCGGGCACTGGCGGTTCAAGAGAATACAAAGAAGCTATGCGTATGGCTAAGGCCGCTGAAAAAATTGGCAATTGGAATGCGTATGAAAAGTACATGCAATTGGCTGAAGACGCTGAAATTAACAACATGCGCTATCGTCAAGACTTGGTTGCCAAACATGGAGATGCTCGTGATTTGATGTATGATCAAATCAAAAACGCATGGTATGGAGCTCATAATGCCGAGATGTTTAAGAAAATGTCTCAGCCAGATTATGAAGCACATGACAAGCGATACAAAGAATTAATGCCTTATGGATGGCATATTAATTATGAGAAGCCACACTACGAAATGTTGAAAGCTGAACTTCAAAAGTTTGGTGACAACAAGCAAGTTAAATCTGCTTTGAATGCGATCAATCATTACCAATCAGTTCATAATGAACGCAAAGCCGCAGAAGTGGAGTCTGGTGCAAACGTGATGCCAGTGGCATTGAGATACAAAAACCCAATGTATCACGACTTCAAGGGAAGTTCATATCGAGATGAAACTTATTCTGATTTGATGGATCAAGCTATGCGTGGTGGTCATGATGCACTAATATTAAAAAACACTTACGATCCTGGAGGCATAGGCAAACCAAAAATGGTCGATGTGGGTGTGGTGTTTCATCCAAATCAAATTCGTAGCAAGTTTGCTGCTTTTGATCCTACCAGAAAAGATGAATCGCATTTATTAGCAGCTAAGGGTGGAGTTGTATCAATGTTACGCAAGCATGGTAGACCCGTAGAGAGCGACCTAGATGCCATGCGTAAGATGAGCAATGGTCACAGAGTATTCATAGCGCACGAGCAAGATGAGATACCAACCGAGATACACCGAGTATCAGACATGCATGGCTACACACCTGACCAGATATACACAATAGCCCCAGAACATTTTATACAACACAAGGCTGATGGAGGATCTATGTCTGGAGTGAATCTATATTCTCCTCTTAACAAGTCTGCTGAGAGCATCCCACGGACTAAAGGTACGGGCGCAGAGTTCATGACTGAGCTTAGTAAGAAGCCAGGGTTTAAGAAGGCCGAAGTAGAAGATAGGGGGCTAGAAGCTCTCAATGCTTTACCTAAGATGACCAAGGAACAATTCCACGCCCATTTACATTCTCATCCCAATCCACAAATCACCACAAAGATATTGAGAGATGAGTCAGAGAAGCACTACGCAGTACCTCATTATCCTGATGAGAATTCATACAATGACCTACACAACGTGGTGGACGAAGAGGGTAGACAAGTAAACATACATCCCTTTCGCAACCGTGGAGAGGCGCAAAGTCACATAGAAGGCTTAGAAGAGAGAGACAACAAAACATATCACAAAGACTATAAGTTACCTGGTGGATCAAATTACCAAGAACACTTATACAAGTATGAGCCCAAAGATAAGTCACAGTTCGTAGCAAATGCTAGCCATTACGGTGGTGAGCCTAACTTACTGGCAAGTGCTCGGACGGTAGATCGCAATACCCCTGAAGGTAAAAAGATCCTGCACGTTGAAGAGATCCAATCTGACTGGCATCAAAAAGGTAGAGACAATGGTTACAAACAAAACCTATCTGAACTACCAAAAAATTACAAATTAGAAGAAAGAAATATAAACAATAGGCGAGAATATTTAATTACAGATGAAAATGGAAAACTTTTTTCTATGGGATTATCTCCCGAATCCGCCACAAATAATGCTTTAAACAACTTAAACGATGGTAAAAGAGTGCCTAATGCCCCGTTCAAAAAGAACTGGGAAGAAATGGTGGCAAAACAGTTACTTAAACATGCAGTAGAGAATGGCTACCACGGTATAGCATTGACACCAGGCGATGAACAAGCTGATAGATACAACCTAGCTAAATATATAAATGAACTTCATTTATCTGGTACTGACTTAGTTGGATATGATCATAATGGAAATGCAGTTATAAAACAAACTGGTATAACACCAGACAATTTAAAGGAATTTGTTGGTAAGAGGGCGGCTAAAAAATTATTAGATCAACCAAAACAAGGAACATTAAGGTCATTGACAGGGGAAGATTTATATTTGGGCGAGGGCATGAAGGAGGCATACGATAAGCGACTCCCTAATATATTTAATGACCTTGGTAAGAAGCATGGCGCAAAGATGAATCTCCATTCATTGCCATTACAAAACAGTGGATCTCATTATGTTTTTAGAGATATAACTCAATTCCATCCGCAAACAAATGATCCTGGATTTCATGTAATGAACCAAGATGATAAAAGTATTTCATATCATCCGACACAAGAAGAAGCAAATGCAAAAGCTAAAGAATTAAACTCTAC